CGTTGGGGTACTCCGAAGTATTGAGCATCAATAGTTCTGTAAGCAATGCTCCATCCGTCTCCCACATATATGTCTGCATAAGGCCATCGTCCTTTTTCAGGTAAAGGCACCGAGGTGTTCGGTTCTTTGATGTTGATAAATGCTTCGAGGACTGTTTTGAAGTCTTCTCCTTTATTTGATGAGAATGCACCGGGGACATTTTCCCAGACTGCATACCTTGGATATTTTCCATTGGTTTTACACCTCATTTCCTTAATGATTCTTATTGCTTCATAAAAAAGAACTGATTGCTCACCTTCAAGACCTGCTCTTTTACCAGCCAAACTCATATCAGTACATGGCGAGCCTAATGTTATTATGTCTACTGGTGGAAGCTCTGCGCCATTTATTTTGTTTATATCTCCATAATGCTTCATCTTAGGGATTCTTTTAGTTGTAACTCTTATAGGAAATGGTTCAACTTCAGAAGCCCATAATGGTTCGATGCCACAGAGAAGTCCACCTAAAGGAAAACCTCCGCTACCATCAAAGAGTGAACCGAGGGTCAGTTTATTCATCTGTTTTCACCTCGCTGTATATTATTTTGCTATTACACTTTTTAAGCACCCAAAAGTATGAATGATATTTGCGTGCATGTTTTTGATTTTTTAATTGCCAGTCTGCTACTATTCTGTTTTTTGAAAGTAAAATATAAAGGTCGATAGGGTAGAACCCTAATTCAATTGCTGCGTTATAAATAAAGCAGTGGCTGAAATACTGCTTGCCACTGCTTACTTTGTCTTGACACTTGAAAATTAATATTCCACCTGGTTTTAAAATCCTGTAAAATTCCTTTATGGATTGAGCATACATAGAATGAAGTTCTTTTTCTGTAGGGTAAACAGTAAATCTTTTGTTTATCACATTACCTCCATCTTCATTAAGTGACTTTCCCTTTGTTGCAAGAAACGGAGGGTCAAACATTATGCAGCCAAATGATTCGCATTCAACAGGGAGACTTCTGCAGTCACATTTAACAACATCATCAAACAGTGGTTCCAAGTCGAACTTAAATGTCGGTTCTTCTATTCCTGTGTTTTTATAAAATAACCCTTTGGAATAGGTAGGGTCGCAGTCAATCTTATGTTCAGGTGCGTGAAGCTGCAAAATCCAGTTGATAATTTCTATTTGATTGTATGAAATACTTTTAACTATTTCTTTCATTTGCATTAAAAAAAGCCCTTTTCATGTTGGACTTCACTTTCATAGAATCTATCTTTTATATAGCAACTGTGACTGCAATACTTTCTGTTTTTGTTTCCGTAACTTTCAAACTCCCTGCCACATTTTTTACATGTTATTTTATATGTTGCTTCTTCTCTTCTTTCCAAATCATCTGCATGTTCTACCCACCATTGTCTCCTGCATACTTCTGTGCAAAATTTCTTTTTTCTTCCCTTAATGGGTTGTTGAATTTTCTTTCCACATAACAAGCACCCATCTTTTATGAAATCTTTATTATTCAGATTTTTGTCAATCCCTTTTGATTTGCAAAAATATCTTACCGAATCCCTTGATAAACCTGTGGAAGCTGCTATTGATTTATAACCATAACCATTTATACGCATCTTCTTAATTTGGCTTATTTGAAGTTCTGTCATATTATCACCCCTTCGCCCTTATTTAAAGGTTTTGTCAATTTCATTATAGGATATTTTATTTCCATCTCTTATGAGATAAACACTATTCGAATCTTTTTTATACTCCGCAAACCTTTTAATAATAACATCACAGTATTTTTCATCAAGTTCAATGGTGTAGCAGATTCTTTCTGTCTGTTCACATGCAATAAGTGTACTTCCTGAGCCACCAAAGGGATCAAGCACTATGCAATTGGGAAGGCTTGAATTTAAAACCGGATGAGATACAAGTGCCACTGGTTTCATTGTAGGGTGGTCAGCATTTCTCTTAGGTTTCTCAAATTCCCATATGGTTGTTTGCTTTCTATCTGAATACCAGTTATGCTTTCCTTTCTTTTTCCACCCAAAGAGCACTGGCTCATGCTGCCACTGATATGGGGAACGGCCAAGAACAAGAGACTGCTTCTTCCAAATGCAAGTGCCTGAAAGATAAAAGCCTGCATCAGAGAATGCTCTTCTGAAATTTAGACCTTCTGTATCTGCATGGAATACATAAATAGAAGCATCCTTGGCCATGGCTGCTTCAGTGTTTTTAAATGCCGCAAGCAGAAAGTCATAGAACGCTTCGTTAGTCATATTGTCATTTTTAATTTTTCCTGCAGTCCCTTCATAATTAACATTATATGGAGGGTCGGTTACAACAAGGTTTGCAAGCTTACCATCCATCAGTAGGCTAAAAGTTTCTGCCTTAGTGGAATCACCACATACCAATCGATGATTTCCTAAATGCCATAAATCTCCATACCTTGTTATTGTAGGTTTTTTTAGTTCTTCGTCAACATCAAAATCATCTTCTTGTATATCATCAGCAGGATTTAAAAGTTTATCTAATTCCGCTGCATCAAATCCTAACAGGTCAATATCAAACTCAAGTTCTTTTAAACTTTCAAGTTCTACTGATAATAAATCTTTATCCCACCCAGCATCTTCAGCAAGCCTATTATCTGCAATAATGTAAGCTTTCTTTTGTGCTTCAGTTAAATGGTCTACAAACACACAAGGAACTGTTTCTATTCCATCTTCTTTTGCTGCTAACACTCTGCCATGCCCAGCGATGATGTTATATTTTCTATCAATCAAAATTGGATTTACAAAACCAAATTCTCGAAGGCTTGCCTGTAATTTTACTATTTGCTCTTTGCTATGTGTCCTTGAGTTGTTTATATACGGAACAAGCTTTGAAATCTCTACTTGTTGCATTTCCTGTGTATATTTATTTTCTTTATCCAAATTAATCACCCCGGCTTAGTAATTTTATGAGACCCTTATTTGCACCAACAATATCACCGGCAATTGCCTGCCCGCGTATGGTTCTGTATTGTTGAAAGGTTAATCTCTGCCTTTGTATTTTTAAGAGTTTTAAAAATTTATATAGATTCATATTTTATTTTCCTTTCTTCCCCGATAAAAGGGCTTCCATAATATCGTCTTGAGGATTGCCTATAAATGCAGTAGTACAGTTTTGCTTTACAATGTCGAATATCTCGTACCATAGCAGGTTAGCCTGTTTCTGAAATGACTGACTCATCTGGACAAAAGGGCTTGCAATAGCTCCTCCTGTAGTAGGGTGTTTCCCAAGTAACCCATAAGTGCTTATGGCTTCTTCACACTGAATATATCTTGTAAAAGCCTGTGCGTATGACTCAATTAGTCGTGGGTTAATAAACTTCTCACAACCACGGTCTCTAAGCCAGCGCCATGTTTCTTTAAAAAGTGCATCTGCCCCAAGAGGTCTGCCATCTTTTTGTTTTGAACTAAGATACTCGCTGGGCTCGGGTATGTTTTCACCAACAAGGTCATCATCTACTCTTAGATCTTGTGCTTCCAATACTTCTGAATGTAAATCTGGTACTTCTAATACTTTTGCAGCTTTTCCTTTGATTATTTTATCTGCAAGAGGCTCTGGCTTATCTCCTGCGCGAACGCGTCTGCCGCCTCTTAATGTTCCGTCCTTAGCCATTTTCTTTCACCTCCTGTTTGCAAGGCTTTAATCCCCCCTTTGAACCCGTTTTTTTTCACACGCGACCCCACGCCGCTGTCCGTTTCAAAAGGTTTTAGAGATTTTACCGCCCCCACCGGTCACCGCTCTCGGCAGTAATCCTTGAGTGGCAGGATTTACAAAGAGCCATGAGATTACTCTTCTCATTGCCTCCACCTTTTGAGAGGGGAAGAATGTGGTGTACTTCTTCTGCAGGTGTGAGTCTACCTTGATCCTTACATTCTTCGCAGAGGGGATGGGCTTTGATGTATCTGTCTCTTATTCTCTTCCAAGCACGACCATACCTTTTGTTGGACTTAGGGTCACGTTGATACTTATTGTAGTGTTTGTTTACAAGACTCTTATGAATTTCACAGTACATACCATCTGTTAGTTTAGGACAGTTAGGGTAGGAACAGGGACGTTTTGGTTTGTAGGGCATTCTGTCACCTCACTTTCGGGCATAAAAAAACCACCATAGGATTTCTCCAGTGGTGGCTAAGATAATATAATCTCTCAATTATAGAATACTAAAAATTTCAACTGCACTCAAGTGGACTTATGTGGACTTTACTATCCACTATGAAGGTTTTCTTCTTTTAAGAACGGCATTGATTCCTGTAATCAATTTGGTGACATTCATATTAATATTGTCAGTAGTGATTCTAATTATCTCCCAGCCATCTCCAAGTTTATTAGCAATGGCCTCATCTCTATTGGTTTGATACTCTAGTCTGTCTTTGCCATGAAAGATCTTGCCGTCAATCTCAAGAGCAACCTTCATGTCAGGGAGAATGAAGTCAACACTGTAATCAAAGATTTTAACCTGATGATGTGCCTTTACTCCACGACGGACTAGTTCAAGGGCAACCATAATTTCTTCTGTACTCTGATACCATCCTGGCTTATTCAGGTTCTTCTTTACAAGTCTTATTGAATTCTCATAGGCTGAAATGTTTGTGACCTTAGAGATTCGCTTGATAGCATTTTCAAGCTTCTTTTCCTTCTTATCAGTGCTGATTAAATTTCCTTCTTCCCGTGTCTGCCTTACAAGCTCAGCCCTACAGTCTTTGCAGATGTACTGAGTACCACGAGTGTAGGACCAGCTATAAACCGTTGTACCGCAGATGTGGCAGGGTGGATAATAACAGTTTGCATTATTTTTATCCTTACCGATTTTTATTCCATCTTCTAAAGCTTCATACCATCCCATTTTTATTCGCCTTTCCAGCCATAATAGAATCTACAGCTCTGAGAGCTTTACGGTGAAGCTTAAGCACCCAGCTTACATAATAATTTAAGTCGTAGGCGATATCCTCCC